ATGATCGACCTGAACCACAAATCCGGTTGTCAGTACGAGAATCCGAGCCGGCCACCCGGCATCGCGGTGGCCGTGAATGCCGCCATCGATGCGGCGCTGAGCGAACGCGATCGGGCGCAGCCGCCGCGGCGCTACGTCAGCACCTCTGGCCTCGGACGCGAATGCCTGCGGCAGATTCAATATGACTATCTGGCGGTGCCAAAGGACGAAGGCCGAGAGTTCGAGCCGAAGACGCTGCGCATCTTCGAGGCCGGGCATCGGGCCGAGGACATCGTCGCCGGCTGGCTGCGTGCGGCCGGATTCGATCTCCGCACGCAGCGGCCAGACGGACGCCAGTTCGGATTTTCCGCCCTCGACGGACGCTTCAGAGGCCACATCGATGGTTGCCTCATTGCCGGCCCGGTCGCGATGGCTTTTCCGGCCCTCTGGGAGAACAAGGCCGTGGGGGCAGCGCCCTGGAAAGAAATCGTCAAGCGAGGTGTTGTGTTGGCACGGCCGATCTATGCAGCGCAGATTGCGCTTTATCAGGCTTATCTCGATCTGCCGAACCCCGCGCTGTTCACCGCGCTCAACCGCGACACCTTCGAGCTTTACTGTGAACTGGTGCCGTTCGATGCGCTGCTTGCCCAACGCGCGAGTGATCGCGCGGTTCAGATCGTCCGCGCCAGCGGTATGCAGGAGCTCCTGCCGCGCGCAGTTGCCGACCGCAGCTCTGCGATCTGCCGCGGCGGTTGGAGCGGTGGGGAATGGCACGGCGCTTGCGCCTGGCAAGACCGCTGCTGGAGCGCGGCACCGTGAACGACATCACGCCCTCCGATACGCAGGCGCGGGCCATCGCTGCCATCAAGGACTGGTTCAAGAACCGGGCCGATAAGCAGCAGATTTTTCGGCTGTTCGGTTATGCCGGAACCGGAAAAAGTACTGTCCTGAAATTTGCGCTCGACGAGCTCGGCCTCGAGCCGCACAAGAGCAATCGTGAGGGCGGTTCGTGCGTCCCCGGCGTTGTGACCGCCACCTTTACCGGTAAAGCCGCCTTGGTGCTGCGCCGCAAGGGCACGCCGGCGCGCACCATCCACAGCCTGATCTACAGCGTGATCGTCGCCACCGACGAGGAAATCGAGGCGGCACATAAGAAGATCGCCGACGCCGAGCAGGATGCGCTCAAGCTTGCGGGCTTCGAGCGCACGGTGGCAGAAGCAGCAATCGAGGCCATGCGGCAGGCGCTGTCACAGATGAAGAAGCCGCGCTTCGCGCTCAATCCGCAGAGCGATGCCGCGCAGGCCAAGCTGATCGTGCTCGACGAGGTCTCCATGGTCGGCGAGGAGATGGCGCGCGACCTGATGAGCTTTGGCAAACCCATCCTCGTTCTGGGCGATCCGGGTCAGCTCCCGCCGATCAAGGGCGAAGGCGCGTTTACCAACGATGCCCCTGACGTCATGCTCACTGAAATCCACCGCCAGGCCGAGGAAAGCGCGATCATCCGGCTCGCGACCATGGCGCGGCGCAGCGAGCCGATCGGCTTTGGCCGGTACGACACATTCGTCTGGAAAATGCGCAAGATGGACGTGACGCCGGAGCAATGCCTGCGCGGCGGCCAGGTGATTTGTGGTCTTAATGCCACGCGGTTGCAGCTCAACAATGCCATGCGGCGCGCCGCTGGCTTTGGCGACGGGTATCTCCCGACCGGCCGGGGCGAGAAGATCATCTGCCTCAAAAATCAGAATGATATCGGCCTGATCAACGGCATGTTCGTCATGCTTGAGGACGTCGTCGATGAGGGCAGCCTGTTCTTCTCGGCAACCGTGACTGACGAGGAGGGGGGCACGATCGGCCGTCCTGGAAATGACGGCAAGCGCGAGCGGTTGCGTATCTACAAGGGTCACTTCGAGGACCATGTTGCCTTCGACCGGCAGCGCCATGACCGCGACTGGAAGCACAAGCGCAACCTGACCGAGGCGACGTTCGGCTGGGCGATAACGGCCCATAAGAGCCAAGGCAGTTCCTGGCGAAATGTCATCGTTTGGGATGACGGCCTCGGAAAAACGCCGATGGATCGCGCACGGTGGCTCTACACAGCAATAACGAGAGCCGAGCAAGGCCTGGTCATCCTGTCATGATCGATCTCAACGAGGTCTGGCGGCCGCCGGTCCGGTACGACCTCGACGAAATCCGGGAACGACTGTGCGCGACGGCAGCCGACTGGCTGCCGCCGTTGTTTCCGCAGGCGCGCATCTCGGTCGATCGAAAGATCTTGCGCTGTGCCGACCTCTCCGGTCGTGCGTCGCGCAACGAGGGCTCCTGTGTCATCCACCTCCGGGGCCCGCGCGCCGGCTGGGGATACGACCACGCAACCGGCGAGTGCGCTGGCCCTATCGACCTCATCCACCATGGCACCGGGCTCACGCCGCCGGCGCTGTTCGAGGAAGCCGCGCGTTACGCCCGGCTGGACCAGCCAGCGCCACTGCGTTCCGGGCCGGGGACGCCGGACCACAGCCACGAGGTCGCCCGGATCCTCGCGGGTTGCGCGCCGCTCGCCGGGACCGTGGCCGAGCGTTATCTGCACGGCCGCGGTCTTCACGATCCAGCGTCACCCGATCTGCTGTTCAACCCGGACGTTGCTGATTTCGAGACGCGTCGCGGCTGGCCCGGCATGATAGCCCGCGTCCGCAACCGCGCCGGTGAGCCGACCGGCGGCATCCATCGCACGTTCCTGCTCGACGACGGCTCGAGCAAAGCGCCGGCGGGCAAGAAGATGCTGGGGCCGGTCGCCGGCGGATCGGTGCGGCTGTGGCCAATGCCAGAGGATGGTCACCTCGGTGTCGCCGAGGGGATCGAGACGGCGCTGTCCGCGCAAGCGATCTTCGGAATCCCAACCTGGGCTGCGCTATCCGCCGATGGGCTCCGGAAGTGGGAGTGGCCGCCTGATATCAGGCGCGTCACCATCTTTGCGGACGCGGGTGACGCCGGGAAGCAGGCAGCGGCCGCGCTCGCCGATCGCCTCAACGCGGCCGGCGTCGCGAATATGATCGTCTCACCGCTGCATGGCGATGACTTCAACGACGACCTGCGTCGCGGCGCAACTGCCGACGACTATAAGGATATGCTTCCGCGAGCCGCCTCTTTGCTGACGACTGCGGCCGATTTCGAGTCGGCGGCGCGAGCCCTGACGAGGCCGCCCGAGCTGCAGGCGCTGGGCGCGATCCTCGGCCAGATCGTCACTGCGCGCCTGGAGCCGTTGCCTGAGCGTCAGGTGCTGAGCGCGATCAAGGCCGCGACCGGCATCCCGGTCGCAGTCCTCGAAAAACAGATCGGCGAGCTCCGTCGCCGGCTGAACGCCACAGGCGATATCCACCGGCAGCCGATGCGTCCACGCTGGGCGAGCCAGCTCCGTTTGGATCTCGCCGGCGCACCTGAGCGCAATGAGGCGAACATCATTACCGCGCTTTCCAACGACGAGGCATTCGCCGGCGCGCTCGTGTTCGACGACTTCCGCCAGGAAATCCTGGTGACGCGCAACTTGCCATGGGACGACTCTATCACTAGTCCGACGCGAGCCTGGAGCGACGCCGATGATGTGCGGTGCGCCGAGTGGCTGCAGCGACGCGAGATCAATGTTGCCCCCGCTATGGTTAGCCGCAGCGTCGGCGCGGTGGCGCGCGAGGTGCGAGTGCATCCAGTCCGCGACTACCTCGATCACCTCCGGTGGGATGGAGTGGTGCGGTTGGCGCAGTGGACGGTCGCGTATCTCGGGGCCGACGACACCGAGCTCAATAGGGCATTCGGCGCGCGCTGGATGATCTCGGCGGTGGCTCGGATCATGAAGCCCGGAGTCAAAGCCGACCACATGCTGATCCTCGAAGGTGCGCAGGGAGCGAAGAAGTCCAGCGCCATCAAGACGCTTGCTGGCGCGGACTGGTTCACAGACGAGCTCGCGGAGATCGGAAGCAAAGATGCGGCACAGCAGATGCGCGGGATTTGGATCATTGAGATTGCAGAGCTCGATGCCATCAGCCGGGCGGAGGTCTCGCGCATTAAGGCGTTCCTGACGAGGACCACCGACCGCTACCGTCCGCCCTATGAGCGCTACATCGTCACGGTGCCGCGCCAGTGTGTCTTCGCGGGCAGCGTCAACCCAGAGACTTATCTGCGCGACGAGACCGGCAACCGCCGCTTCTGGCCGGTCCGATGCGGGAGCATCGACCTCGACGCGCTCGCGCGTGACCGCGACCAGCTCTGGGCAGAAGCGGTCGCGCTGTATTGCGATGGCGCGATCTGGTGGCTGGAGGAGCCGGAGTTGATCGCAGCTGCGCAATCCGAACAGGCCGAGCGCTACCAGGCGGACGCGTGGGATGCGCGCATCGATCGATGGCTCACCTATGAGCGGCGGCGCGTCAATCACGGCTACGGGAACTTCGATGATTGGCGCGACGAAGAGGTCGAGCGGTCGACACCGCTGATCGATGTGTCCGTAGGTGAAATTCTCGAAGGCGCGCTTGGCATTGAGGCGGCGCACTGGACGCGCGCGGATCAGATGCGGGTCACGGCGTATCTGAAAGCACGCCACTGGGAGCGCTGTCAGGTCCGTACGGGATCGATCCGGGAATGGCGATACCGAAAGGCTGAATAACGCCCCGGTTCAAGCCGAGCCTGCTGCCTCCTGCTCAGGAGCTTGGGCAGCCTGTCTCAGACTCAGCTGGATAGCGCGACTGACCGCTTCTTCGGTAAACGGCTTCTGCACAACAATGCAGCTCTCGTATCTCGGGCTTAATCCGGCGCGACCATAGCCAGTGGATAGAACTACGGCCTTTCGGCGCTCAAGTAGGACTTCCACGACATCATATGTAATACCATTGCCTAGATTGAGGTCTAAGAGGCCCAAATCATAATCGGCCTCGCTCGCGAGTTTAATGGCCGCATCTAGTTGAGCCGCCTCGCCTACAATTTGATGGCCCATTTCGGTGAGCATCTCGCCGATCATCGTGCGCAACAAGGCCTCATCCTCAACAAGGAGGACGCGCAAACCGCTGGTGACACCTCTACCCATAGACGACTCCCGGCACATGTCCGCCAACATCGTGGAGCGGAGCTAAAATTGAGCAGGTTACGCCTTCGGGAGCATAAGATAGAACAACTGTTCCACCCAGATCCGAGGCCAGCAACTTCTCAACAAGCAGGGACCCGAACCCCTTTCGCTGGGGTGGCTTTACGATAGGTCCTCCGCGCTCCTGCCAAAGCAAATTGAATTGCGCTGGTGAAACGCCACGATCGACGCCCCACGAAATACTCACACGGCCCTTCGGAATCGAAAGAGCGCCATATTTCGCAGCGTTAGTGCAAAGCTCATGCAATCCCATCGCGATAGCGAGGGCTGATTTTGGCGTCAATCGCACTTCCGGACCCTCAATTGCAAAGCGGTCATCGACATCGGAGCGATGCGGCGCGATCGCTTGCTCGATGATCTCCCTCAAGCCCGCGCTTTCCCAGTTCTCACGTGTCAGAACATCGTGGGCTGAGGAGAGCGCAATAAGTCTAGCTTCGAACGCCTTTACGGTGGGCCTATTGGGCGAATCTTTGAACGTTTGCCACGCCAAGGACTGAACGGTTGATAGCGTGTTCTTCACACGATGATTGAGTTCAGCGATTAAAAGTTCGCGATGAGCCTCAGCCTTTTTTCGTTCGCTAATATCCACGATCGCGGCAAGAGTCATGAGTCCCTCGTCGGTCTCGATCGGGCTCAGTCCAATCTCGACTGGCAACTCGGTGCCATCTTTGCGTCGCGCGAACAGATCGCGGCGCAATCCCATTGGTCTGGCGCTGGGATGTTCGTAATAGCCCGAACGAAGATTGGGATGAGGATCCCGAAACCGTTCCGGTACAAGGATTTCGATCTTCTTCCCTTCCAGTTCATCCCGCGTGTATCCGAAGAGCCGCTCGGAATGGGCATTGGACAAAACGATGTGCCCTTCGCTATCCGTCATAATCATCCCGCTCGGGGCAGCTTCCACTGCATTGCGAAAGCGCTGTTCGCTTTTCCGAAGCGCTTCTTCCGCCTCTTCGCGCTCGGTAACATCGACGTTGACTCCGATCATACCGAGAAATTCGCCTGCTGCCGAAAACCTGGGGCGCGCGTCGGTCTGCAAGACCCGGTAGCGGCTCGCGGCATCTGCGTAGCGTCCTTTGATTGTTACGCTACTTTGGTTTTTTAGTGCATTCATAACTTGAGTCTGAATATCGTACGCATCATCGGGATGAAGAGTCCGGCTCCAATCAAAATCGGAGATGCTGGCTTCATCCACACCCCAGAACGTCCGCAACATCCGATTGAGATGCAGGCATTGACCTTGCTGATCACTGATCCAGATCATCACGGGCGCGTGTTCCGACATCAGGCGGAAGCGTTGTTCGGACGCCCGCAGCTCTTCTTCATATCTGTACCTCGACACGGCAAGGGCCAGCTGACGCGCAATGGTGTTGGCAAGACTCGTTTCATGTTCCGTGAAGCAGTGCGGCTCAGGATAATAAGTCATGAATTTCCCGATCAGCTTGTCGTTCGCAATCAGTGGAATGAAAGCGAGGGCTCGTATTCCCTCCGTCTCTACGGTCGCCTTGAGGGCGTCAGTTTCACCGCTGAACCGAATATCTTCCACATAAATGGGCTGCGGACTTTGCACATCCGGCGTCCACGGCGAATGGCCATTAACCGCTGTTCGATACGATTCTGACAATCCCAACCATGCAACAAAACGCATTGCTTGCGATGCATCGAACAGAAGGATCGATGCGCGTTCGCAATTCAATGCGTCTGCTATCGCTGTGAGCGCCGCCTGATAGATGTCATCGGGAGTCCGCGCGCTCTGCAGTCGCTCCGTAAGCTGATAAAGGGTCGTCAGTTCGGCGACACGCTTTGCGAGCGCTGCCTGCACTTGTTTCCGATCGGTTATATCGCGGCAAACAGTGCAAGCGCCAATAACCTGATTTTCTGCATCCCGAATCGGTGAAACGGTGAGTTCGACGTCGATCGGCCTTCCGTCCCTTCGGACTCTGACTGTCTCATACTGACCGAACCACTCCCCCTGCCCGAGTTTTCCAATCACCTGGCGCGCAGCGGCGTGGCGATCCTTAGGAACAAGAAGGAGCAACGGCTTGCCAATGATCTCATCATTGGTATAGCCGAACATTCGCTGCGCTTCCGCGTTCCAGCTGAGGATGTTGCCCTCAATGTCCCAGCTCCAGATCGCGTCCCGAGACCCTTCCACGATCGCAGCGAGACGCGCGCGTTCCGCCTCCAGCGCCTTGGAAAGCGCTTCATACCGTTCCTCGGCTAACTTTTCCCCCAGTTTCACCGTTTCGCGCTGCACAACCGGTGCGCTCGCGTCATCCACCTTCAGCGTGGATTTCACTTCGCTCCGCAACATCGCCCTCCCCGGTTGGAACTTCGGCGTCTGCCGCGCAAACCGTTTCTGCTATGATCGCTCGTTTGCAGACGCAATCGGTCTCAGCCTCCAAGCTCGGCGCCGGGAAAAAGTTCCATGCTGATGCCTCGCCGAAATTTTGTTGGCCTCTGTACCGGGTTCGCCGCTCTCGGGATGGGTTTGGTTACTCGAGCTCAAACTTATCCCAGCAGACCCATTCGGTGGCTGGTCGGCTTTCCTCCGGGCGGAGGCGCCACCGTAGCCGCCCGCATCATGGCAGATTGGCTTTCGGGTCGGCTCCTTCAGCCGGTGATCATCGACAATAAACCGGGAGCGAGCGGCAACCTGGCTGTTCACGAGGCGATCAAATCGGCTCCAGACGGCCATACGCTTCTGCTTGTGCCGGCTTCGGCGATAGTCAATCGGGCGCTGTTCGCGAAGCTTCCTTTTGATGTGCTTGTGGATGTGGCGCCAGTTTCTGGACTGGTGGAGTTCGCGCTGGTGCTGTTAATCAACCCATCGATTCGCGCCGACAACCTGGAAGAATTCATCGCGTATGCCAACGCCAATCCAGGGACGCTTAATCTAGCGTCCTTTGGCTCCGGCACGACGTCACATCTGGCAGGCGAACTGTTTCAAATGATGACCGGAACGAAAATGACGCACATCCCATATCCAGGAGAGGCAGCAGCGTTTACCGATCTCATCAGCGGTCGCGTCCACGTCATGTTCGCCGTCTTGACAACAAGCCTTTCGCATATTCGAGCGGGTACATTGAAACCCCTCGCGATGGCAGGTCGACGTCGACATCCTCTGTTGCCCGATCTTCCGACCATAGCCGAGACGATTTCAGGATATGACGCGAATTCCTGGCTCGGCGTTGGCGTTCCAAAGGAGACAAACAACGAAGTGGTGGCCTTCCTCAACCGGGAGATCAACCTCGGACTTATAGATCCGGAAATGAAGGCGAGGTTTGCGAATCTGGCGATCACGCCCATTCTCTTCACACCCGAAGAATTCGGGCACTACATGGCGGCGGAAGCCGCCAAGTGGGCGCAGGTGGTAAGCCAGGTCGGGCTTTTTGAGAGCCGCTGATTCTCGTTGAAAGCATCCCGCGGCAAACGGACATCTGTTCCGACCGGAGGCTTCACCAAGGGTCTTTCATCGATTCGAACAACGCGCGGCCTAGTGGCGGGTGATCCACGCAAAATGACCGTTCAGCATATGGAGATGTCACCAACCTTCGCGGTGTCACCAACCTCTTTAGCGAGGTTGGTGACACGAAAATCGCTGCAAAAACAATGGTGTCACCAACGTCACCAACGTCACCAACGGTCTAGAGAGTCATACGCGGAAATCGATGTTCGATCGGCGGATTCATTTTTCCTATAGAGATGTTTTTCGACCCGTTGGTGACACGGAGGTTGGTGACGAAATCGGATAACGCTGTGACTTTCTTCAACAAAGTCGCGTCACCAACGGTGCTAGAGGTCGGTGACACGAGAGGCGCTCTCGCGAATTCGACAGGGCAGGCATCGAATTCCCTTGCATGCTGAGTCCGAAAACCTAGAATCCGATCCGACCAAAGCCGAAGGCCCACATCTCGTGAGCCTTCATCGTGAACTTCTCCCAAGCATCTCTGCCGTCGCGGGCTCGTGAGCCTGCCGCGAAGCTCTTTTGCGATCAAGGATCGGCCGTCCTTGCCCTTGACCTCGGCTCGCACACGGGTTGGGCGCTTCGTGGCGCCGACGGCGCCATCACCAGCGGCATGCAGCAGTTTCGGCCAAACCGCTTCGAAGGCGGCGGCATGGCCTTCCTGCGGTTCAATCATTGGCTCAGTGAACTCGCCGAGAGCTCAGGCCCGATCGGCGCGGTGTTCTTCGAGGAAGTGCGTGCACATGCCGGCACGCTGGCGGCCCACGTGTACGGCGGTTTTCTCGCCCACCTCGAAGCCTGGGCCGAATTCCGCGACGTCCCTTACCAGGGCGTGCCGGTAGGCACGATCAAGCGATTCATCACCGGCAAGGGCAACGCCGACAAGCGAGCGGTCATCGCCGCGGTAAAGGCACGCGGCTTCGCGCCGGCCGACGACAACGAGGCCGACGCAATCTCGATCCTGCTGTGGGCAATCGAGAACTATGGAGGCGTGTCGTGACCAGGACACGCCTGCCTGACCGACGGCCAAGCATGACCATGCAATTCGTCTACGAGGCGAACAACTACTCGGTCACGCTTGGCTTCGATGTCGCAAACGATCGCATCGGCGAAGTGTTCACGCATGGCGCCAAGATCGGCTCCGCCATGGAACGCCTCCTTGACGATGCTTGTGTCGCGCTGTCGCTGCTCCTCCAGCACGGCGTGTCGCCTGATGCCCTCGCCGCCAGCATGGGCCGGATCGGCGACGGTGAAACGCCCGCCTCTATCATCGGTGCGCTTGCTGACTTGATCGCCCGAGAGTCGAGACAGCCATGACGACGAAGCAGAAGCGGAAAGTCCGCGGCTCAAAAAACAGCGCTCCCGCCGGCCAGCGGCGCACAACACGAACGGTTACAGAGTTCGACCCCAACGGCATTAAAGTCACCCATCACCGGACCGTCGACACGCTCGGGCTCATGCTGCGATCGAGGGCGATCACGCCTGCGATGCATGATGCGGCGCGTGACTTCCAGGCCGCGTTTACGATCGCCTGCTTCGATTCCATGCCGCGATCAAATCTGATGCTCATGGCGAGGCCAACTCCCGGCAAATATCGCCCCGCTGACTTTAGCGATACACAGATCGCCGCACGCGAACGCGTGGCGAAAGCGCTCGACGCTCTCGGTGGACATGGTTCGCCGGCCGGCTCATGCGTCTGGCATGTCGTCGGCATGCAGACCTCGATCCGCGAGTGGGCGCTCCGCCGGGGTTGGAGCGGACGACCGGTGCGGCAGGAAAGCGCGCAGGGGATACTGCTCGCAGCCCTTGGTGTCCTGATGAAGCACTACGGCATTCGCGAAACAGACGGGCGATGAGACAACGATCTTCGTTGTGATTCTTGAGTCGGATCAATCGCTTGCAGACAAAATGCAGCGGGCGTTCGATTTCAAATTGACGGGTGTCCGATGCAAGTCTACTCATTTCACCACGGTCCACTAATGCGCCAACGAACCGACGGCGGGACGGATCGAAACCGACCACATCACTGCGATGAAATTAATCATCAACGCCACGGACCAAGTCCTGGCGCGATACGGTAATCAACTTGCCGCTCTGGGCGAGGGCCAAGCCCGCACCGCCATGTCACGCGCGCTGAACCACGAGGGCGACAAGGGGCGAACACAGGTCAAGCGCACTCTGGTCAAGCAGACCGGCATCAAATACGGCGCGATCGACAAAGCGATGGCTACCATCCGTTCGACGCCGGCAAGCTTGACCTATCAACTCAAGGCGCGCGGAGAGGAAACCAACATCGCCTGGTTCGGTGGCAAGCAGCGCGGCAAGGGCGTGTCGGCTGCGCCCTGGAACAAGCGCCGCATATTCCGGCACGCATTCATCGTGCCGCGGTTTGGTCGCGCCTTCATTCGAACGTCGAACAAGCGCCTGCCGATCCGCTGGCTCTATGGCCCCAACCTCGGACGCGAGCTGGTGAAGGACTACAGCGCTGCCGCTTGGCACAGGGGCGTCAGCAGCATCATCGCACGCGTTGGCCACGAGATCGGACGCATGCTGTCGCGCTGACGCTCGGAGCAAGTCAACGGGTCCTTCCTTTGGGGGCCTCACAAGCGGTGGCGCCGCCGCCCGAAAAACGCGCGTTTTTCCAGTTCGAAAATTCTCAGTTTGGTTGGGTTTTGACCCCGCAAAAAGCTCGCAAAATCGATGAATTCCCTCGTCAAACCGTCGATCGCCTGGCCTGCGGCCAAGGTCGAACTGTGGCCGATCGAGCGGTTGACCGTGAACCCGCGCAACGCCCGCGTTCACAGCCCCGAACAGGTCGAGCAAATCCGAGCCTCGCTCCGCGAATTCGGCTGGACCATGCCGGTGCTGGTGCGCGAAAGCGGCATGCTGATCGCCGGCCACGGCCGGCTTGACGCCGCCAGGCTGGAGGGCATCGTCGATGTGCCGACGATTGTCGCCCGCGGCTGGACCGAGGCGCAGTGCCAGGCCTACGCGATCGCCGACAACCGGCTGACGGAAGCAAGTGAATGGAGCGATGAGCTCCTGCGGCTTGAGCTCGGCGATCTGCGCGAGGCCGGTTTCGATCTGACGTTGACCGGCTTCTCCAAAAACGAACTCGACAGACTGCTGCAGGTCGGCGCCGACCTCGACGGCGACCCTGACAAGGCGCCCGAGCCGCCGGCAGACCCGATCAGCCGCCCTGGCGATCTGTGGATCTGTGGCGAGCACAGGGTCCTCTGTGGCGACGCCACGGTGCTGAGCGACGTCGAGAAGGTGCTGGATGGTGAGCTCGCGGACATGACGTTCTGCGACCCACCCTATGGCGTGAACTACGCAAATTCGGCTGAGGACAAAAAGCGTGGGAAGAACCGGCCGATCCTGAACGACAATCTCGGCCTGGAGTTTGGGGCGTTCCTCTACGACGCCTGCGTCAACATCCTCACCGTCACCAAGGGTGCCGTATACGTCTGCATGTCGTCATCCGAATTAGACGCGCTGCAGCAGGCCTTCCGCAAAGCCGGCGGCAAATGGTCGACCTTCGTGATCTGGGCCAAGAACACCTTCACGCTTGGCCGGTCTGATTATCAGCGCCAGTACGAGCCGATCCTCTATGGCTGGAAGGACGGCGCCGACCACTATTGGTGCGGCGCCCGCGATCAGGGCGACGTGTGGTTTTTTGATAAGCCGGCGAAAAATGATCTGCATCCGACGATGAAGCCGGTGGCACTGGTCGAGCGGGCGATCCGCAACTCGTCCAAGAGCCGCGACATCGTGCTCGACCCGTTCGGCGGCTCAGGCACCACGCTGATCGCGGCGGAGCGTGCAGGACGGCGGGCGAGGCTGATCGAGCTTGATCCGAAATATGCCGACGTCATTGTCGCCCGCTGGCAGGAAGCAACCGGCGGCAGCGCAAGGCACGCCGCCACCGGTCAGATGTTTCCGCAGTCGCACGGTTGATTGCTACTAATCTAGCTTCCGATGCGGTAGACGCGCCCGCGCTTGTCGTCCTTCTCCGAGGTTACCTCAAGCCCGAGCTTCTTCTTCAGCGCCCCGGCCATAGCGCCCCGCACGGTGTGCGGCTGCCAGGACAGCGCCTTGGCGATCTCGTCGATGGTGGCGCCCTTGGTGTCTCGTAGCATCGCGACGAGCTGCGCTTGCTTGCTGTTCTCGCGGGCGCGTGGCGTTTTCTGTTTCTTCGGTTTTGCGAACTTCCGCGCCTGGCTCTTGGATTTCTTCGAACGTGAAGTCATGACATCGCTCCTTTGGCAGACGGGCCACGACCATCGCGGCCCTGCCACCGGCCTGAGCCCCGCGGGCCATGACGGTGCAGGGCGATGGGGAGGAGCCGAAGCGCTTATTCGGCGTATTCGCCTTCCTTGAAGGCTGAATCGGTGATGCGCTTGAGCAGTTCGGAGTAGTGCGCGAGCGTGCCCACATGCCCCCATTCGATCTCATCGGGCGCACAGCCAAAGTGGTCGTCGCTCAGCGCCTTGAGGCGTTCGAGCATGGCGTCGATCTCCGCCTTGCGGGCCATGAAAGCGTCAAGGGCGTTGCGGTTGTCGGGGCTGCGGCGCATTGCGGTCTCCATCGGGGTTGCCGCATACACGCTTCAATCGGCGCCAAAGCCAAGTAGATAATCGGATCGTTTGATTACAAAGATGGCGGCGCCACGATCACAAAATGATCGCGCATAATGGCGAAAACCACGGACGCGCAGCGCGGCGATGAGGCCGCCGGCACGATAACGGTCGAGGTCGCGGCACGGCTCTTGATGGTGACGCCGGAGTGGATCCGGCGGCTGTCCAAGGACGGCTGGATCCCCAAGGTCCAGCGCGGCCGCTACCGCGTGGTCGATGTGGTGCAGGGCTATATCCGGTTCCTGAAGGACGAAGCGCGTCGGTCGAGCAAGACGGCCTCGCTCAGCCGGCTGCAAGATATTCGGACCCGCAAGGAGGAACTGGCGGTCGCGCAGACCGAGCGAGAGCTCGTGCCTCTGGTGGAAGCCATGACGCTGGTGGACGAGGTGGCGGGCGCCGTGGTCGCACGGGTCAATGCGATTCCGGCGCGCTTGACCCGCAACATCGAGCAGCGGGAGCAGCTGCAGCGAGAAGTGGATGATGCGCTCACCGAAGTGGCCGACCGCATCGCAAAACTCCGTCGTTCTTATCGATCGGGTGACGAGGATCCTGCGCCCGACGAGGAAGGTATCGACTGACCAGTGGGCGCGCGAGAACCGGGTCTATCCGCTCTCATCGGGCCGGCCCGGGCCGAAGGACCCGGCGCTGACCCCTTATATGATCCCGTTCATGCGGGCCTTTGAGGACGCGCGCTACAATACCGTGGTGTTCGTCTGTGGCGGCCAGATGGGCAAAACCGATTCTGTTATCGATGTGATTCTGTCGCGGCTCGATCAGCGTCCGGTGCCGATCATCTATGCAGGCCCCGACCGAAATTTCGTGACGGACCAGTTCGAGCCGCGGTTCGACGATGCGCTCAACCGATCGCCGAGCCTGTCGATCAAGCTGGCGCGCGGCAAGAAGAACAAGAAGACGCGCAAGATCGTCTCCGGCGTGCCGGTGCGTCTGGCCTGGGCAGGCTCTGCGAACCAGCTCAAGTCGGATCCGGCAGGTCTCGCCATCGTCGATGAACGCGACGGCATGGCCAAGAACATCAAGGGCGAGGGTGACCCCGTACGCCTCCTTGAGGTTCGCGGCGATACCCACGCCGACTTTACTCTCGGAGTGACGTCGACGCCGACCGAAGGATCGGTCGAGATCGAGAAAGACGAGGCAACGGGGCTTAAATTCTGGAAGGTCGTCGAGCAGGACGACATCGAGGGCCTCGACAGCCCGATCTGGAAGCTTTGGCAGCGGGGGACCCGTTACCATTGGGCCTGGCCCTGTCCGCATTGCGAGGACTATTTCATCCCGCGGTTCGATTGCCTGGTTATCCCGAAGATCGACATCACCCCGAAGGGCGGCAAAGAGAACATCGAGCGCGATGCGACCGCGATCGAGACGCGGAGGCTCGCTTTTCTGCAATGTCCCAATTGTGACGGCGTCATCGAGGAGAAGCACAAGTTCGAGATGAACGCCCACGGCGTCTATGTTGCGCCAGGACAGCGGATCGAACCGGACGGCCGCGTGATTGGCGATCCGCCGGAGGGCACGACCCTGAGCTTCTGGGTCTCAGGACTTGCGTCGCCTTTCGTGTCGTTCGGCGAGCGTGCCGGCCGCTATGTCGAGGCGTTGAACTCGGGCGATCAGGAAGAAGTCCAGACTGTCATCAATGGCGGCTTTGGCGAATTGTGGGCCCCGACCGGCGGGGATGCGCCGGAATGGGCGGATGTCGCCCGTCTGAAGCTGCCTTACCGCTCGGGTGAGATTCCGGACGGCGTTTTGCTGCTCACCGCTGGCATCGACGTCCAGAAGAACCGGCTGGTCTATGTCATCCGCGGGTTCGGCACCCGCCAGGAAAGCTGGCTGATCGAGCAGAACGAGATTTGGGGAGCGACCGAACAGGGCGAGGTCTGGACCGATCTCGCCGAACTTCTGGCGCGGCCGATCGGCGGCGTTGTGATCCGCCGCGCGTTCATCGATTCCGGCTTTCGGCCCGGCAAGAAGGATGAAGTCCCCGAGCACCGGGTCTATGAATTCTGCCGCCGGCACGCACGGGTCCGGCATCGACTGATGGATGGCGAGGCGCTTGCCGCGATTCTCTGGCTGCCGCGCGGCGGACCATACGCGACCGCGGTTCAGGTGATCGATCCGGACCGGCTATCGAATCCCTACAACGCGGTCGATACCTATTGGCGCCGGCAGGGCATCGAGCTTGGCGAACATGGCGAACCGCTCGCCTATCATATCCGTCGAGCCCATCCGGGCGACCAGAATGTGTTTCATCCGATGTTCTGGAGCTGGGAGCGCATTCCGCGAGAGACCAGCTTCGGCCGCCGGGTGGTGGTGCACGCCTTCGAACCGGGCCGCGCCGGCCAGTATCGTGGCGTCTCCGTACTGGCGCCGATCGTCAAACGGTTGCGGATGCTCGGGCGCTACGATGAGGCCGAACTGCAGGCTGCCGTCCTCAACGCGGTGATGGCGGCTTTTGTCGAGAGCCCGTTCGATCATGACCAGTTTGCCTCGGCGCTTGGCGGCGGCGAGGAGCTGTCAGCCTACCAGCAGCAGCGCCTCGACTATTACCAGGCCGCACCGATCAATGTCGGTGGCGCCAAGATCGCGTTTACGTTCCCGGGCGAGAAGGTAACACTGACCAAGCCGAACCATCCCAACAGCGTATTCGAGGCCTTCGAGCGCGCGAGCCTGCGCAATGTGGCAGCCGCCATGGGCATGACCTATGAGCAGCTGTCGATGGACTGGGGCCAGGTCAACTATTCCTCGGCCCGCGCGGCTCTACTCGAAGTCTGGCGCGGCTTCACCGCCCGCAAGGAGCACTTCGCGCAAGCTTTTATGGCGCCGATCTATGCTGGCTGGCTGGAAGAAGCGATCGACCGTGGCGTCGTCACGCTGCCCAAGGGGGCGCCTGAATTTGCGCAGGCCAAGGCTGCCTATTGCGCGGCCAAATGGATCGGTCCCGGTCGCGGCTGGGTCGATCCGCACAAGGAGGCGACGGCCGCGACCGAGCGCCTAGCGGCAGGTTTGTCGACGCTTGAGCGCGAATGCTCCGAACAGGGCGAGGATTATCTCGAGACCATTCAGCAGCGAGCCCGCGAGCGCAAGGAGATGCTTGCGCTTGGCCTTGATCCCGATGCGATGTTCGATCGTAAGGCCGCGCCTTCCGGTGACACTGACGATCAATCGCCGTCCAAGCAGCAAAAGGCCCTGGCATGATCCTGCGCCCTGAACTGGCCGCGCGGGTGTTCAACACGCCGCTCTTGATGCATTCAGGCAAGCTGGATGCTGCGCTCGCCGGCATCGGCGGACGGATCGTCGAGGGCGGCGTGGTGCTGGAGGGAGCTGGCGAGCGCGTCAATCATACGGCGTTTGAAGATGGCCGGCCACTGGCTGGTCGTATCGGCGCTCGTACGGGTCGGCGATATGAGGCCAACGGGTCAGCCATGTTCGACACGATCGATGGGGTCGCGCTAATCCCGATCGAAGGCACGCTGGTGCACAAGGGTGCTTATGTCGGCGCCATGTCGGGGCGGACTTCCTATGAGGGATTGCAAGCGCAGGTGCTGCGCGCCATGCGCAACCCCGCCATTAAGGCCGCGGTGTTCGAGATCGACAGTTTTGGCGGCGAGCTTGCCGGCGCTTTCGAGACCGCCGACCTGATCGCCCGCCTGTCGGCCGAAATGCCGACCTTAGCCATTCTGACCGATCACGCCCTGTCTGCGGGTTACCTCCTGGCGTCCGCAGCGCGCCAGATCGTGATGCCCGAACACGGGCGCGCCGGCTCGATCGGCGTGGTGACGTTGCACACTGATTGGTCGAAAGCGCTTGAGCAGCAGGGTGTGAAGGTCACGGTGCTACGGGCGGGCGCCCGAAAAATGGCGGGCAACCCGTTCGAAGCTCTTTCCGACGAGGTCGCCCAGCGGATGGTCGGCGATCTCGAAGCGGCCCGGCAGACGTTTGCTGAGAGCGTTGGGCGTCACCGTGGCTCGCGTTTCACCGCGCAGGCCGCCTTGGCGACCGAGGCGCAGGACTATCGCGGCCGGGATGCGGTGGCCCTCGGGCTTGCCGACGCCACCGGTCATGCACTGGAGGCCTTCGACGGCTTCGTCAAAGCGATCAAGGCCAGACATTAGGAGACAGCAATGCGAGACGTAATCCTAGCCGCCGCAGGAGCTGCGCCCGAAAGCGAAACGACGCCCCCTAGCGAACCGACGGAACCGGTCCAGGCCGTCAATGACGTCGCGACCAAACTGAGTGAAGCGCGTTCAGCGGGTGCTACCGAGGGTGTGCAACGGGGCGTCTTGACGGAACGGGAGCGGATAAAAGGCATTCTGACGAGTGAAGCTGCAAAGGGCCGCGAAAACCTTGCCCAGTACTTTGCCTTCGACACCGAGTTCCCGGCAGAGGTCGCGCTCGCGGCCCTCGCCAAATCACCGGCGACCAAGGGAAGTCTCGACGAAGCGATGGCGCGGGAGGCGCAGCCGAAGCTCGGCTCCGGAGGCGAGCGGACCACCAATCAGCCGCCACGCGTGATAAGCACCGAAGACGTCTACGCGCGCCGGCGAGCAGCGGTGGCTGCCGCATCCAAGTAAGGCGGGCGTGAAACACGGTCGTGTGGAACGCTGGAGCTGAGCCGGCGTTTCCGCTTTATGCAACGCCGGTCGGTTCCTCTTCGTTCGTACTTCATGGTCGTAGGCCCGGCCCTGCTAGCGGCTCTGTTGGCGATCTCCTCTTGGTTGGAACCAGAGCCGAGGCAGGGATTGGGTCTGGAGATTTCGTCGGCCCACGCGGCTGATGTCTCTGAAATTTCAGAAGTGGATGAGGACACGATCTTCAACAGAATCCGCGGCCTCCCAATAAGATAGAAACTTGAACTCTCAACCCGTCCTCTACGAGGACGGCCTCGGCCAAGGCTTAAGGTTCGCTATATGTATCGTTTGGCCCACCACAGCGTCAGGCCAATGCTCAGCACCCAAAGTCCGACGATAATAGCCGCAACTTTCCTGCTGACCGGCCGATCTTGAGCTGCCACCGCAATAGCGCGGTGTTCAGCCATGATGTCGGGCGGCACAAGTCTTATTACCAACGCAATGCCCGCTGGCACGATAACCAGATCATCCAGGTATCCAAAGACGGGAATGAAATCTGGGATTAGGTCAATAGGCGATAGCGCATAAGCCGCGACAGCGAGTGCCAACGTTTTGGCTACCCAGGGGACCCGAGGATCACGCGCGGCAAGATACAGGGCATGTGCATCCCGCTTGACGAGCTGCGCCCAATGCTTCCAGCGCTCTAACATCGAATATTTCCTCACCCGCAACGCGGCAAGAAAACTCGCAAGATGCTCTGCCCCTTCATGCGGCGGCACGAGCCAATTCGTCAAGCATAACGCTTCGGCTTCAAGACCAGCGAGCGCGCGCGCATCGATCGATGCGGCGAACAGGAGAACTTTATGACCGTGCTCTATGAGAGCCCCCATGACGGCAACTTCATTCTTTCCGAAGATGCAGAGGGGCGGCTGTCGCGCGACCAAATCGTGATTGCCTCGGGCGCTGGGAAGCTTTTACCCGGCACCGTGCTCGGCCAGGTGATCGCAAGCCGCAAATTTGTGCCATCGCCGGAAAACGCAGCTGATGGCTCGGAAACAGCATCGGCCATCCTGGTCGGCCAGGTCGATGCGACAGCCTCAGATGTGGTCGCCGTCGGCGTGATGCGCCATGCGGAAGTCAGCCGCCACGGGCTTCGCTACGAGGCCACGGTCGATGACGACCCCAAGAAATCAACCAAGTGGGATCAGCTGCGCGCCGCCGGCATCGTGGTACGCTGAGGGTCGGGAACGCAAGGAATAGATGATGGAACAGATCCTCGACGTCTTTAACAACGACGCCTTCAACTTTGTGTCGCTGACCGACTCGATCAACAAGCTTCCCTTCGTGCCCGGTCGGCTCGGTTCGCTGGGGCTTTTCAATGAAGCGCCCGTGCCGACAACCTCGATCGCGATCGAAGAGCAGGCCGGAATCCTGACGCTGGTCAATCCGACGCCGCGTGGCGGCCCCGGCGAGACCCGTCCTAAACCCTTGCGCCGCGCCCGGGTCCTGAAAGTCCCGCATTATCAACTCGACGACAATGTGCTGGCCGAGGAAGTGCAGAATGTCCGCGAGTTTGGGCCGCAAATGCAGTCCCGGTCTGTCGAGACCTATCTCGCAGGCCGCATGGAGATGTTCACAGCCCAGCTCGATGTCACGACCGAATTCCAGCGGGTCGGCGCCATCAAGGGTTTGATCGTCGACCGCGACGGCAACACGATCTACGACCTCTACTCGGAATTCGGCGTCACCGCGGTCACGCCGGTCAATTTCGCCCTCGGCAGTGCCAATACGGCTGTGCGCAAGAAGTGCAGCCAACTCGTTCGCACCATGGCGCAGACGCTGGGTGGCGTTGCCTTCACCAGCGTATATGCGCTCTGCGGCGACACCTTCTGGGACGATCTGATCGAGCATGCCGAGGTGCGCGATACCTATCGCTACCAGGAGGGCGTCCGATTGCGCGAGGGCGTGGTGTTCTCGACCCTTAAATATGGCGGCATTACCTTCGAGAATTACCGTGGCTGGATTGGTGGCGGCACCGATACGGGCGACACCATCACCCCGTTCATCGACACGAACGAAGCGCATTTCTTTCCGCTCGGCACACCAAACCTGTTCAAGACCTTCTTTGCGCCGGCGGACTATATCGAGACGGTGAATACGCTTGGCCTGCCGCGCTACGCCAAGGCGATTCCGTCCGACAATAACAAGTCGGTGAGGCTTGAGATGCAAACCAATCCTCTGTCGCTGTGCCTGCGCCCGCGGGCACTGATCAAGGGCGTGCATCATTAGACAAGTGGAATGAGCGCACAGCTGCGCCCGCCCGATGTCGCAATTTTTAGAAGCCTGGACCGCGCGCCAACCAGCGCTCGATCGCGCCTTCGCCGAGACCGTGCGCCTCGTGCCGATGCGGCCGGGCGGTTATGCGGAAGCTGTGTCCGATCCGGATCACTCCGAGCGGCAGGTGCTCGCGATCATCACCGAGAGGCCGGATCGCAAGCGCACGGTCCAGAATGCGGTGGGGCGCGATTTCGACCGGGCCATTGTGATGGCCGACACTGTGGCCAGCATCGATGCGATGAGGCTTGGCGGCGAGTGGCCAAAGGTCGGTGATCGCGTGATCCTGCTCGATCGCCCTGACTACCCGGCCTTCGAGATCACGGTCGTGGAAAGCGATGGTCTCGCCCGTGTCCTTCTATCACTGGTGAGGAATGTGACGTGAGCCTTGCGGTTGCGGCCATCAAGATCACGGCGCTGCGATCCCTCAAGGGCAGGACCTCTGTAGGCGAGGCCGTGTTCGACAGCGCCGTGGAGCCCTTCGATGCGCTGCGCGACCAGGGTGCGCCCGTGATTGTCATCTACTGCGACAGCGGCAAGCGGCAAGTTACGGGACGTGAGCTGTTCAGCGCGCCGCAAGTCATCGAACTGTCGGTCGACATGTTCGTGGCGCAGGCAGTGACCGTCGATGCCGGCGAGACCGAGATCCGGATTCCGGCCTCGGATGAAGGCAACGAGGTGTATCTGCGAAGTCTCGCTTACGAGGTTGAGAAGGTTCTCCTTGCCGAGACATCGGTTTGGCCTGCGCTGTTTCGCAGGCTCTGGTTTCGGTCTGGACCGCAGGATTTCTGCGAATGGGACCGCGGCGCCATCGCCGACAAGGGCCGCCGCCAGGCGCTGCTGCGTGCCGTATATAAAGTGGAGCCGATCGCCGAGCCGATCCCCGGCGCTGAGCCTGCGGGGGTTTGGGCCGATCTCCTGACGACCATGGAGGCTGACGTCGAACTCGCCGATATGGCGCGATATTGGCGGCAGCTCATTGCCGGCACGGTCATTCCAGACTGGCAGCAGGCCCGGGTCGCGCTGGGGCTGACGGGTATTCGGGGCATTGGGCTTGGCCAGATCGTCGAAGACCCGACGCCGGTCGAAATCGCGCCTCCGGTCGCAGGCGCCACGCTGAAGTTTCCGGGCGGTGGGTTCGAGGCAAATGCGGACAGCGCGAACGACGCGCTCGGACCGCAGGAGCCTTAAGGCTAAGCGATGCGCGAGCTTGCTGAACTCGTGGTGCGAATTGCCGAACTGGAGCGCCGGTTCGCCAACATGATGCGCCACGGCACAGTCGAAGAGGTCGACGCCAAAAAGCAGCGCCTGCGCATCCGCCTTGGCGAAGGCGATGACGGCGCGCCGTTCATCGGACCCTGGGTGCCCTATGCGCAAGCCGCCGGCGACTTGAAACTGCATACGCCGCCCAGCAAGGGCCAGCAGATGACCATGCTGAACCCGACCGGCGATTTCCGGCAGGCGGTGGCGATCCCGCTCACATGGAGCGACCGCAACCAGTCGCCGTCAGAAAAGGAAAACGAGCATGTCCTCACCTTCGGCTCGGTG